ATTCCACCGGATTTAATTTTGCTGGCCGCTCTGCTTTGGATTGGCTGGTATGGGATTAGTATATTAACTACGAGGTTTAAAATGAAAAAAGACACCACTGAGGTTGGTTTCATGGGCGAGATCCACCCGACAGCTTGCCTTTGCCACCCAAATCAATTCGTCACTTTGGTTTTTCAACTGCACCCGGTCCTTGGCCGGCGAATAATCGGTCAAAAATTATTCCCGACCATTGAGGCGGCTGACGCTGCGATCAGGGAAACCGTTATGGAATTTGCCAAGGTGGTTATTGAGCAGTCAGGGCTCAAAGTCGATGAGGCGGTCAATGTGACTGTCGCTCATGGTCCAGCGGCCGACGCCAATGAGCAGCGTTATTACCAGGAAAACTCCCCTCACCTGCACTGAATTGACACTCACTCCCATTGAGGTCAGACTTTGGTGAGTGTCAATGAATGGCACCAAAATCAAGGGGGACCTATGAGAGTCAGAGGATCAGTGTGGAAACACGCTGGCAAAAAAGCCGGTTACAGCCAATCGATCGGCTCATACGGCTATTCCAAAGCCAACGACCGATATTTTAAGCTTACTCCTGTTAAAGGAGGCAAAAGCCGTGAGTATTCGAGTCCGCAAGCCGCAATGGCCGCTGGATGGGCTATTGTCCAGCACGGCAAATGAAACATGAAATAAAGCTTGAGCCACCCGAATTCAAACGGGTGGCCTCAGGCCATAAAAACAATGTGCTGGTCGATAACGATCCTGGATACCAAATGGGCGATGAAATCCAACTCAGGGAATGGGATCCAACCCCCGTATCGCCAACCGACAAGTCGATCCCAAAGGGGTTTACAGACTCCCCGCCGCTCGAATTCAAGGTTGGTTACGTGCAAGTCCTGGACTCAAGCCGCGTTATATTGAGCCTGCTTGCAATCAAAAAGGCCAAAGGGTAACAGGCCGTGAAAAGCCTGATACGCTGTAATTGTGGCAAAAACTGGGAGACCAAACCTTTATCATAAGATCAACTGGGACGAATTCGATAAGCTGGTGTCGTATCAATGCACCCAAATCGAAGTCGCTCACTTCTTTGGCGTCTCAGTGGACACCTTGGACGACGCTTGCCGTGCTGAGCTGGGCGAGACTTTAGCGGAGATTTGGCAAAAAAGACGGTCCCTGGGTAAAGTCCGATTACGCAAAGCGCAAATGTTAAACGTCGAGCGTGGTGCTCCAGGCTGGGCGACCATGGCCATTTACCTAGATAAAAAGATGTTTCCTGCTGAAAACCCAGACACCCCCCCTCCCCCAACGGATCCCAATCCGGTAAAGGAGGAGGACCGCATCCTCACTTTCAACGAATTTTGCATAAAATCTTATTACTTTGAGCCGTTTCCCAAACAGGAGGAAATGAGGGCCTTTGGCCTAGACCTCAACGTGACAAGGCTTTTGCTGGGTTCACGGGGTTATGGAAAAACCGATTACGTGACGATCATGGGGGTTGCTTACGACCTTTACCTCGCTTGGAAAACAGGCAAGGACCTCTCAGAGCATACCAATTTGATCATTACCAAGTCCAAGGCCCGTTGCGGTGCCCTTATTGAGGAAATCGGCAACGCCCTTGAGCGCAATGGCGTGCCTTTGGACAAGTTTACAGGCTCGGTTATCAGGATCAAAGGGTTGATCGGCCAAGATCACTCAGTTGAGGCCATTACGATCAAGACCTCGATGCGGGGACGCCACCCAAAGCGAATAATCATGGACGATCCGGTGACGGACGAGGACGTAAGCGAGGCAATGCGCGAAACCGTCAAGCGCCGATACGATGAGGCTTACAAGCTTTGCAAAAATATCCTGATCATTGGTCAGCCGGCCCATGCGCTCGACCTTTACGCAAAGCTGCGAGGCATTATTAAAACAATGGAGGTCCCTCACGGCCAAATCCCTGAGCTGGACGCCGATCTTGAGGCCATGAAACTTGCCGGCGTTGATCAGCATTCAATTGAAATGAGTTATCACTTAAGGATCCCAGTGGACGGAGCAGTCCCATTTGGATCGCTCAAATACACTGACGTTTATCCGGCTGGTGACTCGGTCGCGTTTATTGATCCCTCTGAGGGGGGTGATTACACGGCAATCACGATCCTTAAAATGGTCGGTCAGGGCTTTGTTATTGAGGGATACGCATGGCAACGGGCCTGGTTTTTATGCCTGGATGAAATGGTCCCAATCGTCAAAAAGCTGGGGGTTAAAAAGCTTTGTTTTGAGACCAATACCACGGGCCAGTTTCCATTGAGCCAGCTCCGTCAGGTCTTTGGTCCAATTGGCGTTGGGGTGGTTGGCAAAAACTCTGACAGCAATAAGGAGGCCGTGATCATGGCCGCCGCGTCCATGAGCGCGATGTTACACTTGAGCAAGCAATCGAATGCGGCTTACACTGAGCAGGTTACTGGTTACACGGCCAAGGCCAAACACGACGATGCACCGGACTCTTTGGGACGCTGTCTTGAATGGCTCGGGTTTATTAAGGGCAAATCGGTAAAGGGGAAAAAGTGAAAACCAAATACGTGACTCTCTTTATCGTTTTTGCTCTGCTTTACTTTTTAAATTCATGCTCATGTGACCAATGGTTTAATAACGGATGCGAATTCAAGGAAACTTGGGTTGGCTCATTTTTTAAGGGGGAATAATGGAAAAGGAGCTGGCACTCGCGCTCGACTTTAAATCGGCACCAAAAGAATTACAGGATGCTGCAACGGCCCATTTCGCCAATATCAAGGCCACCGCCAAACTGAAAACTCAGCTTGTCGAATTGAACCGTCAACTGACTGAGGCTGAGGCGTCAGGCGAAAAGACGGCAAAGGCTTACCGCGTGGCCCTGAATTCATGGGATCCGGGCCTCGATAAGGCGGCAAAATGAGCTGGTTTTCTTTTCTGGGGGGTTCATCGAGCAAAACTGAAATGATCGATATTTACCCGATACCGATCAGCGAGAGAGATTTCGTCTCAATCGACGTTCAAAACATATATACCCGCATCCTTACTGACGTTTTGGAGCGCACCCAAGGCATCCCAGAGGACGCAAAAAACCTGCTTTGGGATAACTGCTTGGCCTCTGAAAAGCAGGACGGCTTGGTGACAATGGTCGCAAAAGCCATGGTCGGCAAATCGGACCTTTTCCTGGTCTATATCAAGGGCCTCAAAGTGATCCGCAAAGCTGATCCCTCTGAGGAGGCTCAAATCAGAGCTGATTATAAGGCCAAAGGGGAATCGTCGGTTGGCGTTTACCTGACGTTCAAAAACTATGGACGCACCGATATGGTCAAGTTTTACTCCCAGCTTGAATACTGCTCGGTTGGGGGACTTTGGAAACAGGGTAATATCTCAAAGGCCATCCAGCTCAAATTCAGTGACCTAAGGGGGAGTGTGAGTCTCGGTGACAGCGCAGAGACCAAAACCCAGGCCCAGGCCATCGCCACGGGTTTATCTCAGGGCAAAGATATCATGCTGGATGCCAAGGACACTGTCGAAACCGCAAAGCCTGATATGGCCGCAACCACCGCTGCAATGGATTTCATCGCTCAAAAGAGATCGTTTTATTTGGGTATGCCGGCAACCTATTTGACCGGTGAGGCATCCAAAGGCCTTGGCGACTCTGGTAAGGGCGACAGCAAAGCCACCGAGCGCGGTCTCAAGGGGTATTATTTCAGCATTGGTAAGCCTGTTATTGAGGGCATTTTTGGCGTGAAAACCACGTTTAAGTCAGAGGATACCGAGGGCCTTGAAACCGCTCTCAAAGTCGTTGAGACGTTTGACCGCACCAGCGATGAGCACTTGTCCAAGGACAATAAAACTCTGATCGTAAATAAAGCCTTTGGCCTCGATGAGTCTGAGGTTGGTGATGAGCCGGATCCGAATGATCGAGCCAATCAACCCCCCGCCGCAATCGATCCAAAGACAGGTAAGCCAGTGGTGCCACCTGGGACGCCACCAACGCCGCCTCCCAAGGCGTAAGGGATGGGCCGCCGCACTTACAAGATGTGTGAGCGTAAACGTAAACTCAAAAGCGGGGAGGCCAATAAAATGGCATCCCGTTTCAATCAAAGGAAATACGAGTGCCCGATTTGCGGGCATTGGCATTTAACCAAAATGAAAGGCGATCAAGATGAACCGGGCGACACGACGAAAACAGGCGATCCACATAGCGAATAACGTGATTAAGGGCCGGCAATTGTCCGTTGCCAAAAAGCAGTATGGACTTGGCTTAGTGATAACCAATCTCATGTGTGTGATCACTTTTGGCCCATGGACTTTTGCGCTTTGGGATCGACGGCTCAAGTAATGCTGATTTACCTGCTGGTCTCTTTTTACATAGGCCTCTGCTTTTCGCCTGAGATACCGGTCCCAGTGCCCGTTGACTCAAGGTGCTTTGAGGCTGGGGTTTTCAATGAGGATATCGGCGACGACGACCTGGATTGCCAAAATGATCTATATTTGAATTGGAGCAAGCAACGGTGAGCATTGTTTTCGATCCCCGCAATATGCTTAAAAAGGTGGCACCGGTCGCAAAAATCAAGCGAATGGTATCCAGCCGATTGTCTGTCAAAAGGACAATACTTGCGCATATTGGCTCGGATGAGTTTCCGATCGATGAGAGGTCCCTTGCAAAGGTCGCTCGAAACACTTTGCTGGGATATAAGGAGCGCATTGCCAAGGCTGTCGTTGACGCTGGATTTCAGCGGAGCGCCGGCACTGAGGAAAAACAGGCCATCCTTGACGATCCCAAGCAGCTCATTCAACGTGTCCAAAACGAGGTCGTTTACCAAGTCCACCAGGGGATCAAAGAAAAGTATTCGGGCCAAAAGGCTCGATGGCTCCCCTCGGACGCCGATGAACCTAGACCAGAGCACCAAGCCAATTACGGTAAGGTGTATATTATTGGTGAGGGGATTGACGGCGTTGAACCCGGCGACGAGTACGGGTGCAAATGTGGCGTTGAAATTTTAACGGATGAAACCCAGCTCGATTTGAGCTGATAACCCAAGGAGTAATACGATGCCAGATCCAAACCCAAACCCCAACCCGAATCCTAATCCTACACCGGATCCCAAGGACGCGGAGATTGCGAAACTCAAGGCCGACCTTGCAGCTTTGCAAAAAACAAATCCCAACCCGGATCCCAATCCTAAGCCTGACGACGACTTGGCCCGAAAAGCCCAGTTGAAACGCGAGGAGGATGAAAAGGCCAAAAAGCATGAAAAGGCTTTGGAGGCCGCGATTGTTTTCACGACTGGTGCAAAGGAATGGCTCAAGACCAACGCAACGCTCCTCCCCAAAACCGTGCCTGGGATTTTTGAACAGGCCGAAAAGGAAAACTACGGTTCTGCGATTGAAAAGGACGCCGCGATCAAAGTCGGGATCATTTCGGAGTTTTTTGCCCAGCAGGCCAACCTCGACTTACTTACGGCATCCCAAAAGTCTGTACTTGAAGATTTTAAAAAATTGACCAAGACTGATAAGCAGGACCGAGCGCAGCAATTATACGACTCAATTTTTGAGCCGACTTTTGAAACCCTTAAAAAGGTCAAGAGAGCTGAGCAGGTTGCAAAAGGCCACGCTCCTCAAAGTGACGCGGACGAGGCTTATCGAGAGAAGTTGATGAAAGGTTCACGAAAACACTATCTAGGGGAGAAACAGTAATATGCCACACGACGCAAATAAAATTCAGATGGGCACCACACGGTCGAGCATCCGCGAGGTCTCAAACCACGTCGGTGCCATAGCCGCTGGAAAAGTCGTACGTTTAAAATCCGACGATACAATCACCACTGTCGTCACTGACGGTGCAGCAGTTGGCGTTTCGATAGGTCGAGATCAATCGAGCACGACTCAAACTCATACCGCGATCGTTGACAGAGGTCTTGGGGTGCCGATCCTTTTGGACGCCGCTTATGAGCCTGAGATTGGTGAGCAGGTCGCAATCATTGACGGCACCGGCATTGCCCGAGCATACACTGGCACGGGCGATTATTACGTAAACGCACATTTCAGCTCTGAAAAAATGAGCGCAGTCGATGAGGATGGCGCGGCCATCACCAACGGAGCTGCATATATTGATTTCCCTGGAGGCTTATAATGCATAGCGCGTCAAAAGTTTTGCTGGGTTCAACCCGGTCGAACCATAAAGACGTATCGAAATACGAGTCCAGCCCAGACACTTATCTGGCTGGTCTTTGCGTTTCGGTCGCCACCACTGGAGCCTTGAGCCTGTTAAAATCCGATGGTTTTCGAGTTGGTGTATCCCTTGGAAAAGGGTTATCTGCTGACACGAAATGCACTTCGGTTTTGAGATCAGGCAAAAAGGTCCCCGTTCGAGCGCATTTGAAACGCTCCACTGGCACCATTACCATTACCAATATTGCCAACCTAGTCGATGGCACTGACGATACTGTCACGATTGGTGGCACGGCATTTACGGCCACTGACGGAGCCGTGGTTGCTGGTCAGGCGACTTTCGACGCAAGGACTGGCACCTCGAATGCTGCGACAAGCCTTGCAGCTCAAATCAACGCTCACGCCACCGCTGGTGCAAAGGTTTACGCTGTCGCCAATGGCGCGGTCGTTACTCTTTATGCACGAGTTGAGGGTGCTGGCACTGGCCACGATGTTACGACGACCTATGAGCAGCTTGGCACGGGCACTGGAGCGACAGTCGCTCAAGCTGCTTTGGCGGGTGGTTCTAATACAATCTCCGCAATCGCTTACGCCGCTCCTGGTGGCTATATGTATATTAACGACGTGACCGGAAAAGCTGACGTTGCAATGTCAGGTTTTTCGACCGTTTCCAATGCTGTCTATGTGGCACCAACCAAAGGTGCAACGTCAGCGGTGGTTACTGGTGTAACTGAGGGATCACTTGAAAGTGTTTCCGAAGTCGCAGCAGTATTGGTTGATATGCCGGGAGGCTTATAATGGCACGCAAAAAAAAGGAAAAGGCCTCGCAGGATGAGGCCGAAAAAATGCTTGAGACGGGGGAGGCCGAAATCCCTGTCGAGGCAATTGTCAATGAACCAGAGTCTAGTTCGGTAAATTCAGATATTGAAAAGCATCCAAAATTCAGTAAATTTAAGTCACGGGGGAAATAATCATGACAAACAAGGTCGCAGTACGCACCGTCGAAGAATTCATGCAGGACTACGTGCCTGTTTATCAACCGCTTTACCCATTGTTCATGGGCAAGGCTCAGGCATACCCGCAAATCGTTGGTCAGCTTGATTTCCGTCGCGCAGACACGGTTGGTGATATCCGCGCAAAACGCATTTTGCCAAAGGATACCAATATCCACCAAATCTCGGTGGCTGAGGGCAAAAAGAGTTTTAAAAAGTATTTCAACGCTGCTCAATTCGTGCAGTCTGAATTTCAA